ATATCGTATATATCTATATCTCTAGCAAAAGACTCACTAGGGTCAATATTCAAGTGGTCATAAACCACATTACTAGCAGTTTCAATAAGCGACACACGTTTTTCTAAACGTTCAAATTCACCTGCGTTAGCCTTCATAATGGCTTGCTCAGGGCTGATAGCTTTTATTGGATAATAGTCAACCTGTATAGAGGTAAAGGGTACATAGTATGTAGTCAGGTTGGGGTTATTGCTAACTAGTTTTAAACGTGGTGGTTTCATAATTATTCCTTGTTTTTAAAAATTACCTATAGGGTTATTTAGCCTTACATCGCAAAGATAATAAAGCCCTTTGTAAAAATAAAAGGCGTGGCGAGGATTTGGTGGCAGTTATTTGGTCCTCATTAAGCAATCGTGTCGACGTTACCATACTGCACCACTAAGTTAAACTGCGTTTTTTGGCGACTTGAGTTTCACACTTAGCCATTTATGGGTTCTTCACCTCTTACAAAGTAGCGTTTTCCTTCTTGGCGACTTTCGGCTTACGCTTAACCTAATTTTATTAAACCTTAGATGTAAAAAAGATAAAAGGTTTTTGTTAGCATCATTATACTATTCAAATGCTCCTAATAACCAGAACACGAGCAAGTATCTATCACCACTTTTAACTGGTAGCCCACGGTGCAAGTGACTGAAACTAGGAAAGAATAAAGCGTGACCAGACGGAAGCGGATCTACTATTCCCCTACCATGAAACTCTGTACCACCACCGTCATATTCACCAGTATTTAAGGGAACTACAACGCTAATATCTGCAGACGTATCATGATGCCAGGCACCTTGATTCTTATCAGCTAAGTTGTAGTTCGCTAACTGTATTGAGCCAGGACGGTCCACGTACCTTTGCCAAATACTCATAAAGACAGGGTTCATATAATTAAGTATCACGCTCCACATATTATTAAACAACTCAGGACAACGATCATGAAGCGTGATTTCTGGTATTTGACGCAGTTTATCTTCAGTTGGGTTTACATCAAAACCAAAAACTTCTTCCATATTTTTTATTTCATCAAGCATCATGGCACAAAATTCTTCAGTAAATAATGGTATAGAGTAAACGTCTTTTACTTCTTCTTTTACGTACTCTTGTACAATATTTTTGATATCGACCTGTGCCCACTTGTCTTCATATTCTTGTATGGTAGGCTCACTTTCCTGGATTAATTCGATAGTTGTTTTGTCTATACACCAACTACTATTAATACCTAGCATAGTATTCTTTAATCTGTATGGTGCTAACTTACTGTACTCAGGCATCTTTTTTCCTCGCTGGGTTTATTAATTCAAAATAAAATTTTTTGTTTTCAATGTGCTCAGCTACTATCTCCATCATTTCATCAATAGATGTTTTGTCATTAAATACATCTTCATCAGTCATGATGCAAAGTTTCATAACTTGAACGTGCTTAGCTTCTTTTTTGTTTTTTGGCATTTTTATTTTTGCCTATCGCAAGTTTGATAACTTTTTGTAGCCTACCAGACTTCATAAGTTCATCAAATTTTTTATACGCAGTTTTTTTCATAGACCTGACCTAAAGGTTAAATTAATTCTTTCTTCAGCTAAAGGTAAATCAGGCACAGCGTGAGTACTTTTCATTTGACTGTGACCGTCGAATATAAGTACGTCTCCGTGTTCTAAAATATAAAACGTTTCTTTGTTTAAGAAATTTTCCTCGAAAAAAATATCGCTGGTATTAGTGTGATGTTTAATAGCGTTTTGGTAAGTACGCCAAGCAAAAACTCTAGGTGCACCAAAACTTACAGACACAACTACATCATCAAGAGTAGGTACAGTATCACTGTGGTGAGGTATACCTTCTTCTCCAGGATACAAACCACAAAGACAAAAGGTAAATTTAATTGAATCTAAATAAATAGCACTAGCTAAGTTTTCAGCTTGATCTTTTATAGCCTCTAGTTCAGGAGTCCACGGTTCAGGATTCATATGCTTACCAGCATACTCAAATGGTGCGTCACCAAAACCACGACTAGGTCTACCATAGACCATACCGTTTTTAGTTTTACGCACGACAGGTTCATCCCAGTGGTCAAACTGAGGATTGAAGTGTTTAAGTGCTCCCTTTAGGTAATGAATATTCGACATTTTCTGTTTCTTCTTTCTCTAATTCTATCACCTTACCAGTAGGCAGTATGCCACCTGTATCATGATAGAGTTGTTTCATACGTTCTAAAACTTCTTCTTTTGACATAACGTCCACACGGTTGACGGTCAGTTCACTACGGTTTACGTACAGTCCTGCTGCCTTACCCCTAGCCACTTCTGCAGTGACTGCTGCTGACCATGCTCCGTTACGCAAAGCTCCCTCTCGTATATCTTTTAGGTCGGTAAGATGTGTAGCTAAATCAAGAGCCACTTTGTTACTGGCTTTTTCTTGAAGTGCTTGTATTTTTTCCTGTACGTGAGGGTTATTTTTACTGGCTAATTCGTAACCTGTTTTAATAGCTTTCTTTTCACTGTATCCTGCTTTAATGGCAGCATCTTTTTGAGTCATACCTTTAGCCACGTTCTGTGCAAACTTTTCTTGCTTAGGTGTTAATTTCTTTTTCTTCATTAAGATGTTTAAAAGCTATCATTAAAATAATGTGTCCGTCTCTACGTTTGAGGTAGCTCTCTGAAGATTCATCGACTTTAGCCAACATTAAAACTTCAAAGGGAGTAGCGTACTCTTGATCCCTCCAGTATTCTTCTAATATTTTTATAGACATAATTTATTATAACCTAATTCATTTTCATAAGTTTACGATTTTCTAGGTCGTAAACAGGTAGCCTAGCAAAAACATCAAAACAACAATCTAAAATTCCTTGAACCACTAAACCAGTTTCTTCATCAAACGGTCCTACAATTTTTACTCTCATGTGAGGATCAACTTTGTTGCCTTGAGCGTGTTCGTGTACACATAAAGGAAGCACAGGATATAGTAATTTTTTAGGGTCATACCCAAACCTTTTGATAGTCATAAAAAACTTATCCATGTTTAACGCTCTGTTATAATCGTTTTTTGTTGCGTGTTCGTTAGCCTCTGCTAAGTCTGAGTATTTCATAACACGAGGGTCTTTGTAAAAAAATCCCCCTATGTCTTCTTCTACTTTTTTACTCATTTAATTCTCCATACTCTAAGTTTCTTAACGCCTTCTTCATAAACTGTACGAGTGGTTAGTTTAGCCCTGTGCCTTTGACCATGAGCCGAAGCCGAAGTTCGCAACCTTGTTACTTCTTTTTCATCCGTAAACGGTATGGCAAAACTTTGCCCAACCTCTAACCTATGAAAATTCCATTTTTCTTTATAGTTTGGTTTAGGTAGTTCAATACCTGTTTCTATAACAGGTAATTCGTTAATATTTTCTTGCATAAATATCTCCAATAAATTTATAGTTTAGTATATAAGTATTCACTTAGAAGTTATAGTATAATCCTAATATAATTAGAGCCTTTTAGAGCGTTTGATTTACCTACGCTATACTTACCCTACCCTTTTAAAAGCAACGCCTTAAAACGCGTCACAGTAAGCCCTAAATTAAAGTGATTTATAAAAAGGTACGCCTTTAATACGCAAACATTTATACCGTGAAACTGTTTTATTCCGTATAGTTTTGATGATAGCCGAAGCTATTTTATCTCGGTTGTCTTCTACCCATTGATCAAAATCGGGAGATTTTGAAATAGTGTTATTAGTGTCAACTTCTACTAAAATTCTAGCAGGTGTACCTTCAACTTCTTTAGGGTTATGGTAAACCATTTCCCAAAGCAATTCGTAACGACTAGCCTTTCGTGACATAACCTAACTTAATATCATATTTGATAGCACGTATATCAAGAACACCTTTATCAAGTACGTCTTGAATAGTTTTAATGTTTTCATATTGTTTCATGCGTTCTATATTTTTAGAAGCCATAGGCATCTTATTGGTACGAGTAAGTTTTTGACTTGTGTCGTAAGGGTCACGAGCACTTATAACTTTACACAGTGGGTCTGGTTTAGGTTTGCTACGGTCAACTTTAAAAACCTTGCTTCTACTCATGTCACTCTCCTCTGGCTTAACAGCCATTTTATTAAAAAGATTCCAAAGTTTAATTTGACAATCTTTTTTATTTTTAAAATTCTTGAGTTTACGTTTAGCAAATTTATTATAAATCTCAAGAGCTTTTGATTCTGGTATAATTGTATTTTGATGTGACATAAAAGCAGGGTCACCAATACGTTGGTAACCCTGTACAATAGTATGTAGTTCTGCCATATCAACTTTCACCACCCTTGAATAATCAGGGGTGGTGAAACATAAAAACTCTATAGAGTTATGCTGCTTCGGCATACTCTATAGCTTTAGTCATAGCACGGTTTTTAAGTGAAGCACGAGCACCGAACCAAGCGTTATGCATTGATGCGTCACGGTCGTGACCCCACTTATGGTCAACCACGTAAGTTACTGCGTTAACAGCACCCCACCACGTACCCTTAGAGCTTTTAAGGTCAGCTCCAGGTTGCTGCTCAAGAGCCTCATAAACTTTATGAGGAGTACGTTGAAACTCTTCAAGCGTTCTAAGTTTAGACTCAGCTAAAGCAGTATCAATATTTTTACTATTCTCTACAATTATTTTTTCTTGTAAAGCTAGTTTAGGCTGTAATAAGTCAGCTATATAACTAACAACTTTATTTTCGTTATACTTTTTACTGCTTAAAAACTCAGCACTTTTTTGATACTCGTCAAGTCTAACACTCGCTAACCCTAACGCTTCTTCTGCAGTAGTTATTAACTGACTGTCAAATACTTTAGTGTGAGGCATTTTAAACGCAGGTTGTGACTTATCAGCTAGAGCCATTGATAAAGTATTATTACAAACTACACGTACTGGTGTAAACCTAATTTCATTAGACTTACCCCACTCATGGGACACGGACACTAATAAGTAGCCCTCTATCCTATCATCGCCTGGCAGGGTAAAGCCGTCATTAATTTCAGCTAACCCCCATATTTGTTTACCATTGCGTAATGAACCTGCAGTATGCATATTCATATTACCAGCGTCTGTAAACTTTTTAAAGAAAGTAAAAGCCTCCTGGTTTTGCGTTGGTATAAACCTTGGTCCACACGGTCCAAGTATGTTGTTATCACTATCACGCACAAGCATGTAGTAATCATCAGACATAATAAGGTCGTCAGCTTTATCGCTAACTGCGTTATTATATGTGAATATATTACGCTTACTCACTGTCCAGTCAAGTCCAGCTTGTTGAAGCATCTCGTTAGGTGTTAAGTTGCCGTCAACTTGTACACCAAGCCCATGCCAAGGTACTTCCCCAGCGTAAGCCATAGTCTCAATATTATGAGCCATAAGTTTCTCCTATCTTAAATGCCTATTAAGTTATTTAATAGGTACGTATAACTTAACTTAGATTAGCTACCGATAAAAGGAACATCTAAATATTCTTATACTTTTTTACACACTCTCTTTTTTGCCGAGGTAAGTAGTCTTCCCAACAACGGACAACGATCAGTTTCTTTTCGACTTCCGTAAAAGTGTTCCAGTCCCTAATTTCTGTGGCAGTCCTACCACATCCTTTACAGGTACGTGTACCCCACTGAGTAACAGTACACATGCCAATACAAGGGGAATCATGAAGACTGCTAGTTTCATGCAATAATTTTTGTGTCATTTCTACTCCTGATGAGTCTAACGTCATGTTCTCTTAGCCAGTTTCTCATCATGTTCTTACGTTCTAGTTTACTAAGGCTCGTATCATTTAGTAAAGCATTACTAAAGTCAGTATATGCATCGTATCCTCGATAATAATCTCCTGCCCCTATGTGATTAAACCTAACGATTTGCCATACTCTTTGTTTGGTAATTTTAAACTTATCACCTATTTCTTCAAGTGTCATATTAGTATTGAGCGTTATCATAAAAATTTCAAAATACTTAGCTCTTTGTTTATCTCTACGTGACATTAAAATACTCCTTGAAGTTAATAGTTGCTTCACCCCAGCTTTGACCTATTTCAGCATCAACTTTATTAGGTACAACTAGGGGTACACAATCAGCCATAATTTGCATAATTTTTTCACAAGTTTCTTTAGAGTCGACAGATATATCTAACTCGTCGTGTACTTGTGTGTGGGCTAGTATGCCTTCCTTATATAACTCTACCATAGCTTTTTTAGTCATGTCAGCAGCAGAGCCTTGTATAAGCCTATTCATAGCTTTATAGGTAAAGGAACGCTTAATGTCCTGACCATATTTATCTAATGCATCTGAGAACGGTAAAGGTGTACTTCCAAACTCGTATCTAGGTTCGTATAAATTAAACCTACACTTACGCCCTAGCACAGTAGTTATAAATCCACGGTTACTACCCAACCTAGCACATTGATCACGCAACCCTTTAATAAAAGGTACACGGCTATGAAAAGTATCGAATAATATTTCAGCTTCCTGCGGTGAAATATCTAACTGACGAATAAGTTTATCTTTACCCATGCCATAACTTAAACCTAGATTAATAATCTTAGCTTCTTTACGACTTATGTTAGCCATATCTGCTACTACTTGATGAAAGTCTGCGTCTTTATTACGGTAGGCATCTACTGCGTCGTCTGAACCTTCTTGTTGAGTTTTATGGGCATAGTGTACGGTAAGTCTAGGTTCCTGTTGAGAGTAGTCAAAAGCTCCCCAGTGCATACCTTCCTCGGGAATAAATATACTCCTGATAAGAGGTCCTATTTCATCGTGCCTAGCTGGCACTTGTTGCAGGTTTGGCTTACTACTACTGAACCTACCAGTTACTGTACCACCACGGTCACTACGTAAAGGATGTAATTCCCCATGTATTCTACCTTTAACATTATGGTCTAATATCATGTTATCTATAAAGGTGGTTCTAGCTTTATTTAATTGTCTAGCTCTGGCTATATCTTTAGCTAGTTTGTGCTCATGTCCTTCAAGCCAAGCTGAGGTAAAACTAGGAGCGTTAGTTTTTTCTGTTCTAGGATAACTAAGCCCAGCTCTATCAAATACAGTAGCCACTGATGCTGCTGCCCATAAGTCTGGAGCTACACCATATTCTTTATAAATACCTTCTAGTATTTTGTTTTCTTCGTTAGTTAATTTCTTATTAATTTTTTCAGCTTTTTCTAAATCTACACGTACACCTTTCCAACGCATATCTAGCAATAAAGGAATTAAAGCAGTTTCTAACTCATATATTTTCATAACGTTTTCTTTAACTAAAAGGTCTTTTAATATACCCCAAAGTTTTAGAGTTAGCCCTGCGTCTTGTTCGGCATATGGTCCAACATACTTAGCTGGTAGTTTATACATTTCGCTTTTAGGATTAAGACCGTAGGCTTTTGCTGCATCTTCTAACAGACTTTCATCTTTAAGTTCACCCACGTATCTTTCACCTAACTTATTTAAAGAATACCCATATTGATTTTCATTAATTAACGGTGCAGCAAACATAGTATCGTGTATAGTTCCATTTACCTTGACACCTAAACGCCTTAACCAACCTAAGTCGTATAAAGAGTTATGAAAAACTTTGTCATTGTTATAGCTAAACTGTTTATTCATCCAGTTTATAACCACACGCTTATCTAAATTACCACCACCAACGTGTTGTATAGGTAGATAAATTTGAAAGTCTTTAGTAGCTACAGCTATACCAGTTACATGACCTTTATTTTCAAACGCCCAAGACGGTCCGTGAGACATGAGTAACGGATCATAAGTCTCTAAGTCAATAGCTACCTCACTATAATTAGATAGGTCTGGTAAACTACTAGGGGGAACCCAGTCCGTCTCAGGCATAAATAAACTACTCTGCACTGGGTGGGTGTATTTCTAAGCTAGAAGCATAAGCCTCTACTAAATAAAGGTAACAACGTAAATCACGTATATCATCTAGTATGCCAGCATTACTAGGGTCATCTAGTATGGCACCAAATACGTCCCAATGGTTTTTCATTGATTGGTTTTCTATACGGTCAAACTTACGTGCTAACATCATAAACGCACCAACGCCACCACGCTTACGCCAACTATCACCATAACTTTTTTCAGCGTGTTTTAGCTGTGCTATATCACGTTGAGCTAACTTTTCTATCTTATCAAAATCTGCAGGCATATAATCTCCTATTAAATTCTATTAGGGCAAATATTTTGTTTACCATAATAACACCACTTACATTTAAATTGTGAAGGTTTAGCAGGGAACTCAGTAGCAGTGGTCATGTCTACAGCCCTATCATTTAAACGTTCACGCTTACCGTCCACAGTAGGTTTGTCGTACTCATAACGGTCTAGCTTACCATGGTCAAGATACCACAACTCAGTAGTTATAGTTTCTAACTCTGGTAACCTTTCAAATACTATGCTGGCATAAAGCTCACATTGTTCTCTGTGACCTTCTTGATTACCCTCATACCTACCTGTTTTAAAATCTATTACTCTAGCGTTTTTATCACCTTCAATATGAACAAATGCATCTACTTTAGCCCTACCCCAAGTGTCTTCATCAAACCAACCAGTAGACTGCCACTCTTTATCAAAAGCCCAGTCACCTTCACAAAGTACATGACCTTTAAGGTGTAAGTCTTTTAATAAATCAAAAGCTTCTTTAAATTCACTAAGTTGTGAAGGGGTTTCATCATAACGCCCACGTATATATTCCTCACACATTTTATGGATATCTTTACCACGATCCATAGCTTTATTGCCAGGTTCTTTTATACGTTGTATAAAAGCATATTCTGCTTTCTTAGGGCACGCCTCATACATTTTCAGTCGGCTATACGACCACTGTGTAATATTACTCATTTACTTTCCTTTGTTACTTATAGATTTATTTAGCCAATTATAAGCAGCAGTACCCCAGTCACTAGCTAGGCAAGACTGTACTTCAATTAACGCTTCATCATATTCTTCGCTCTTGTATAAATACCAAGCATCTTGTAATGGAACTGCCACCTCACTAAAGAAAGGGTCAGCAAAATCTACAGACGACATAGGTGCACGGCATAAAAACCATGTTAAGTCTTGTTCCCAAGTTATGATGTCTGTGCTAATAAGTGGGAACGAATTAATAGCTTTATTATCGTAGGGGTTTCTTAAGCTCATTTGACTATAAAAGTCAAAAGCATCTTCTGCCTCCATTTGATTATACATATCATAAAATAAATCTGTGTATGCGTGTAGGCTATCGCTAACTTGGGTGTATGTGCCTATTTCTACACCTATACCGTATGCTATATATTCTTGAAGTATAGACATATGTACAACGTTAGCACCAAATGCTCCCCATATAACATCATTAGACCTATTACTAACGGTCATGTCTAACTTACCGTCACGCACTTTAAAATAAATAGCTGTGTTACAAGGAACGTCTACACTTTCAGTGTTAAAATCAACATACGGATCCCACATTTGAAGTACACATCTTCTATCAGTAGGGTCATTACGTAACCTTTCTATAATTACGCCTAACTGATCACCACCAAAATGCTCACGCCACCTAAAGCCATAAGAACCTTGTAGTGTTTCACCGTCATCACTAAACTGACTCATGCGTTTATTGTAATACTCTATATACTCTAGGTCATTACAGCCACCTAACATCCATAAACTTTCTATTAAGTGGAAGAAGGGATTAGCATTACGTGCGTCTTCAAATAAAACTCTTTCTTTTGAATTACGATACACTGTCGCTACAGGCTCAGGTACTTCTATAACTTCGCCAGCCCTACTAGGAAAAGTGTATTGTTTATTTTGACCAATAAGATCCATAGCTTTAACAAAGCCATCGTTAACGTTTCTACAATTTAATACTATCATTGACTATCCTTGAATTTTAAAACAAAATCTACCATTTCTATTTTTTCTTGTATGGTAGCTAATTTTTCTATTAGCTTATCTACCTCTACTACAATATCTACGTGTTCTGGTATACTGGTAGGGTTATCAAGTAGTACACTTAGATTAACTGTTACAGAATCTCGTTTACCTTTAAGTTCCGACTTATATCCATTTAAGATATCAGAATAATTCGCCATTTTGTGCTCCTAGTTTTAATGCTTTTTTCCATTGTATGTTGACATCTTTACGTATAACCGTGCCTTCTTTTCCTGCACCCCAAGCTGTCTTAGTTTCCCTTTCTACTACCCTAACCACATCAGGGTGATGGGATTTTAAAATTTCTGCACCCTCTGACTGCATTTGAACGTTACGCCATTCACTACAGCCACCAGGAGCATTACTACTGCCATGACCTTGAGCATAATAGTAGCTGACTTTATTAGGTAATCCTTTGCTTAATAATTGTAAGTTCATATCAAAGTCACTCATAACTTTAGTTCTGAATAACTCAATGCCTTTACCTTTAAACATATCAAGATTGTATGCTAGTACACGCATATACCTAGTAGTTTCAGCAGATAAATGTTCAACGCGATTGTTACCTTCCCTAGCACTTACACCACAGTGGGCATAGTCGTCAAGCCATTTATCTAATAAACCAAATAAAGCGTGAAACTCATCAGGCTCTATATATCTAAGGTGCCAGTCGTTAGTAGACTTACGAATATAAAAACGTAAGTCATCGTCTAACATAACTATCTTACCACCACCTGCGTTTTCACAAATATACTTACGTTTACTAGCTATATCGTGGACAACGGACTCAGGACAAGCCATAATTTGACAATCATATTTATCGTATAAATCTTTTTCATATTCATTGACAACTAACGTAACTTGTTTACGTAAGTCCTCAGGAAAATGGGACAAGGTCACTTGATCGTCAGCCCTGCCTCTGGTTGGAATAAATATTTTCATAGGTTAACCTCCTCAGGTTTTGGTTTATATTTAGCACGTGGTCGACCTTGACCTAAACGTACCCTTTCGTATTTATCAAACTCACAAAGACAATGTTCTATGTCTCTCATTTCTAAAGGTTCCATATGTCCTTGTAAATAGTTAGGTGAAAGGTCTAGTAATTGTTGCATCTCAAAATTAAGTATCTGGTTTTTTACAGTCTGATTCAACTCTCTATTTTTTATTCGGTTAAGCCCACGCTGTGCCCCAGGACCAGGATTAGCCCACGTCATAATGTCTTCAGCTTTATTTAAATATTTAGTGTGGCGTAGATCAGTAACTACTTCATAAGCCATAAAACCACTAAACCCTGCTTTTTGTAAATAACCTTTCCAAGTATCTTCTAGAGACCAAGTTATCATAGGTGGGTGAAACTTTTTTAAAGGGGTGAGTATTTTATCAACAGTTTGCTCTATTTTTGTACCACCTAAAGTACCAGTCAACATATATGCACCAGTATATACCTTATCGCCCCTATCTTTTCTAGCTTGCATAATGGCTTTTACCTTTTCAGGTTCCCAAGTTTCAGG